CCAGCAACACCGAGCATGTGGAACGGATGCATAAGGATATTGTGTTCTGCTTGGAATACGAACATGAAGTTAAAAGTACCAGAAATACCAAGAGGCATACCATCACTGAAACTCCCTTGTCCGAAAGGGTATACAAGAAAAACCGCTAGAGCTGCTGACAATGGAGCTGTGTATGCCACAAAGATCCAAGGTCTCATACCTAGTCGGTAAGATAGTTCCCACTGTCTACCAGCGTATGCTGCTACTCCTATTAAGAAGTGGAAGACAATAAGTTGATATGGTCCGCCGTTGTATAACCACTCATCTAAAGAGCCGGCTTCCCAGATTGGGTAAAAGTGCAGTCCTATTGCGTTGGAACTACTGCTCCAGATATAATATTGTTCCCGTACATTAACGAGCCGGAAACTGGCTCACGTATGCCATCGATGTCCACAGGGGGAGCAGCGATAAAGGCGAGTATGAAACATGTTGTTGCAGTTAGTAAGCAAGGGATCATAAGCACACCGAACCATCCCACATAGAGACGGTTGTTGGTGCTTGTTACCCATTCGCAAAACTTCTGCCAGTTACTGGATGCTTCTCTTGTTACTGAGATAGCTGCCATTTAAAAAACTCCAGGAATTATCTGTCCTGTTGTAGCGTAGGCTCCTAGAGCTGCTACGAAGCCAAGCATTGCTGCCCAGCCATTAAATCTTTCTGCTTCTGGTGTCATTAGTTTTTGTTTTGGTAGAACCTGTATTGGAGGTTCATAAGGATAAATGTTTGTCAGTAGGTTTTCGTATTGATCTCTTTTACTCATGGTTTATATTCGGGACCTACTCCTGCTTGAACGCATTTCCCGTTTTTACGCACGAAACCAGAGGGACAAGGACGTAAGTGTTTAGTCTTTTTCCCAAGGGAAGTGTTTGGTTTTCTCATTTCTTTTTCTTCTTTTTCTTTTTAAGAATTTTTAATTTTTCTAAAAGTTTTTCCGTATTAGATCTGTCGATTTTTTTTGCAACTCCAGATTCTTCATACTTCTCTCTTCTAGCTTTTAACTTCTCTACTAAGTTCATTAGAAATCTAATCCTGATCTATCGAGTTTTGCTATAACGTCGGATCTATATGCAGGGTCAGTGTCATAACGTGGATCTCCTATAGCAGCTACTAATTCAGCTTGACTACGGAAAGTTTCTCCACTTGCTTTAGCTGGCTTACCTTGTAAGGTTGTACCTTCAAATCCATTAGCTTCGGCATATTGAGCTTGCAAACCAGCTACTGCAAGTTTGATCATCTCAACATTTCCTGTCTGGACTACGCCATCGAAAGCTTCGGTTTGAGTTCTAGATAAGTTTTGTCCAGCCCATGACACAATTTGGTTATATTGTTTTTCTCCACCGACAGAGTTTTGTACTTGGTTAACTTGTGCGTCAGTCATATCTACCGCAGCTGCTTGTTGAGCTGGAGCATTTTGTATTGACTTAACATATGCATTAACCAAATCCTTACTACTCATAGATGAAAACTTTTCTATAGTTTCATCAGACAAAGTATTGTCATTGGCATAGTACTCAGCGGATGCATCAGCTATTAATGACATTGCTGGACTAGCTTCTGGTTCTTCTGCTACTTCTTCGGTCTCGTTCCCTTCCCTTTCTTGTGATACGGCATCGTTTTCTCCTAATTTTTTTTGTAGTTCGAGATAAGCATTTTCTAATTCTTGGGAATTTTTATACTTACCAGCTAGTAAGCCTTCGTGTTCAGCTTCTAATTCTTCACCAACTCTAAGAGAGTCCTGTTCTTCTGGAGTCAGAACTTCTGTTTCTGGTTGGGCATCTGTAACTGTAAATGTTTGGTTTTCTTCTGCCATTTATTCTTCTGGTGGTGGTGCCTGTTGTTCACCCATCAATTGTTGTTGCATTTCAGCAGCAAGTTGTGGGTTCTTAGTTGGGTCCATCATTGGAGTACCAGCTAATTGTCCGGCTTGATCTGTTAATGATTTCTGAGTTGCCGCAGCTTGAGCTTGTTGCATCTCTTGAGCCATCTGTTGCTCTGTCTTAACAAGATTAAGAATGTCTATTCCCTGTGCAGCTGCTAGTCGTTTGATTGCTTCTAGTGGCTGTACATATTTCATCAAAGCTTCTGGTCCTAAAGTCTGAGCAATAGTTCCAATAAACTGTGTTAATGATTCTCTATCTTGTCCTCTACCTAAAGCGTTTATACCAGCTACGATTGTAGGTCTGACTATATCTTTAGGTAACTTAGGTATCTGATTACTTCTCTGTAGCACTAACATAATTCTACTTAGGTAGGGTATTAATAGTTCTACAGTTAACAAGCTGAAGATTCCGCCAAGTTGTTGTTCAAGTTCTAGCTGAGTAAGGCGTACCTCCTCTGCTGTTACTCTTTCGGCATTCCTTATATTCATAACTAAGAATGCTTCCTTCAATCTTCTATCTATAGATTGAGTCATTCTTTCTGCTGTAGCAAAATCTGCTGTCTTGCCTACTTGGACGACCTGTACGTCCTCTGCTCTTCCTTGCACGATCGCTCCGGAACCAGCCTTTGCAATCACCGATGGCTTCGTGGTTGAAGATGGACTGACGAGAAAGATTACTTTAGCTGCGGCTGCACTGCCTTCGACTAAAGCTTGGGATAAACCTTCTAGTGTTTTAAGGTCCCCAAGAAACTCTTCTACTCTGCCACGACCGTAGTCTTCTCCGTCCACAGTATTAAAGCGTAAAACGAGCCAGGGACTGGCGTCTTTAGGTGCAGTGCTTCTACTTTTTGGTAGTACTTTACCAAATACTTCTTGATGCCATTGCCACCTACCGTCAACTAATTTGACATAGGTGTATACCTCGACGTCATCCTTATCACTGTTCTGTGTTTCATCAACAACTGTGTTAGGAACTTCTTCTGGAATATCAAATTCTAATACCTTTCTACTTATTAATTCTTTAGTGACTATCTCTAAAACGTTACCGTTACCATCTCGGTTTACGACATACCTTGAAAGGGGAAATGTTTTTAGACCATCTTTACCCATAAAGATTAATGCATTGCCACTAACAATTAAATGTTTAAGTGCCTGATGAATAGTCACCCTGTCACTGGATGCAGCAATGTAGTCCATGATCATCTTCTCAATCTTAGAGAAGGACAAATCAAGTTCTCCTTTTACTTGTGGGTTATTAAATTCTGCGCCTAATTTATCTTCTCTTACTTGGAGTTTGAAGAAGCTTGTCTGCGGAGGTAAGACAGCCAACATAAGTTTGGCTGCCAACGTCACAGTGCAGGAAGCTCCTACGCTCTGCCAAGGTACCTTTAAGGATTCGTGGTTTGGTTTCGACGATGTGTCGTCTTGTATAAGGTAGGGCAACGTGAGTTCTGAACACTCAATAGCTTTATCTAAGAACTGTCTTCGATCATTGCTTAATTGATTGTATCTTTCACGTGCTGTTGTCTTCATTTATTTATTGAGTCCTCCGCCGGCTCCTTGATTAGCTCCGGTATTAACATTTGGTTTCAAAGGTATCATCAATTGACTTGAGCCTTGTGCGTTTTCGCCAGTGGCTTTCTTTGATTTAGCTTGTAATACCTGTGGATTTATATCCTGCTCAACTGGCTCCGGTGTTGGTAATGGAGCTGGAGGTGCAGGAGGTACTGGTGGTGGTGGTGGTAAGGGAGCTGGTGGTGGTGGGGCTGGGTTATTCCCTCCAAAAATACACATTAGATTTCTTCCTCCATGATGGATCTTATATATTCAATGACGCTGGCCTGTCCAGCTCGGTACATTATTGTCTGTACATCTTCTTTAGGATGGATCGGCTTCCATCCAAAATTTTCCTCAAGATTATTTATAAGCTTGTCTAACCTATCGTTATGAAGCCTAAGCGTATTGAGGGAGATTTCGGTTGTCATGCTCAAAGAACGCCGGCATTCTGCCAGCCTTAGTTTCGTTTAATTGTGGTGCTTTGCCTTCATACATAAGGCGGTCGCTTGCATCGAGCCAAAATTTTTTGCTCAAATATTTATCCTCATTGTGCATAGCCAGTGGCTGCATGATCCAATTGATCGTAGCCTTCCTTAGTTTGTCTAGAGATGGACTAGGTGTTAGCCCTAACTCTAGTGATACCAGGGAGTTTGTTGCCACATGGACTTGTTCGTCACGGGAGATGTCTGCCGAAACAGTCATCAATCCAGAGTCTCCATTGAATCTGAAGAATGGTAAGAGAACAAAGAATATAGCTCGCTCTATAACAAGAGCTTTTAATATTGTGTGATCAGCATGTTGCATCCAAGCATCTCTTAGGCGTAGTGCCTCAGCTTCAGCTTGATCATTTACGCCGTGGGCGTTGGTGATGTATCCGAGTGCGAGGTCATGCTTGATCTCATCTTTCACGTTTGATTCCAGAAGTTCTCTAGCCTTCTCAGGAATTTCATCGAGTGCTTCTGATATGAAGTCGCCAACTGGTAGTTCCATGTGGCGTACTGCAAGAGCACGGTAGATGGTTTCTTCTGCTCCATCTTTAAATTTTCCTTTGGTGGTTTGGACCGGTGTCCAAGTTCTTTTTCTTTTTAATAATTTTTCGTAAGGGTTCATTGTTGACAGTCACAACTCATTTCGTCTGGTTTGTTGCTCATTATGTCTGCCAAGTAACTTTCTATCTCTGACTCATCCAGTGCTGCGTAGGCATCTGACTTATCTTGCGTATCTGAAATAACTTGAAGTGCATAATAAAGAGAAGTCTGTGGTGATTTCATCCACTCTTCTATAAATGCCTCATCGTAAGTCACCATGTCGCTCCAAGAATTGAAGCTATAGCCATGAAGCAAGCCTGTTTTATCTAGCATCAACATGATGTTGTCAGCTACTTTTTTGTATGCATCCCAGCCTACTTCGCTGGCAATTTCTACGTCTCCGTATTCGTATCTGGTAACGCCAAACTCTCCTGAGTCTCGGTCGACTACACGACTGATGGGTGGGGCTATTTCTGGTGTAGAAGTGAACCCTTCTAGATCCTTACTTCTATATGAACATGATGCAGTAGGAGCTATGGCAAATGCTCTTACCATATTATTTTTTCTGGCTATGTTCGCTGCATCTTCAAT